CTTTGGATCGCTCGCTTATAGCTCTCGGCCGCCACTTCAACCGACTGCAGCGGCACGTCCCAGTGATTCCACTGTGGAGGCGGCAAAATTTCTTCGCCCGTCTCCTCCGTCTTCGCCTTGAATTGAATGAAGGGAATCGGCGCGTGGCCGGCGCTGGCCACCTCATCCTCATGACCCTCGAATTGTCCCTCGTAGCAGCTCCACAACGCTTTGGGCATCATCCCCAGCAGCTCCATGCTGGTGGTCTGCGCGTAGCAGTAAGCCATGAACGGGTTGCGCGCCTGGCGCACCAGGGATTCGATTTGCAGCTTGTCGCCGGCGCCGTCGTTGACGTAGCGCTCTTTTCCGAAGCAGGCGGCGATGGCGATGTACCGGCCGTCCTGGGGATTCTCTTCCAGGATCTCTACTCCGTTGGTGATGTACTGCATCACGCTATGCACTTGGGAGTCGCGCCGCGCCAGAATCTTGTGCCGGCCCTTCGGGACCGTGACCCCGTCGGGAAGTTCGCACGGCTTGGAACAGATCGCTTCGTCGTCGGTGACTTCGGCGCCCTCCAGCTCGTCTTCCCAACACACGAAGCCCCCGTGGATATCGAGCTTCAGGCGCGTACGTGGTTCGCTTTCGATGCGCCAATACTCCGCCACTTGGATCGAGTCTTCCTTCAGCCACAGGGGAAGCTGCTGGATGATTTCGGTGGAGAAATCCAGAACCTCCGCGTTCTTCCAGCGCTTCTTAAAGTCCTTCGTCCGCAGGTTGTCGAGCAGGAAGGCCCACGTCATGTCGCGCCGGCCTGGCTGTTTCGCGTCGGGATCGATCAGCACCGTGTTCGGGTTCGGAATCGGCAGAATCACCAACTCCTGCTCATCCACCGAATCGTCCGACACGTAGCGCTTCGACACCCTGCAGAAGCCGTAACTCCGCTGGGTGACGTTCTCCATCACCTGCGCGTAGATCGGCTGCGCTTTGCTCGAATACTCGATTTGCCGGATCAGGTTGGCCCGGAACTCCGCGCTCTTTTCGTTCGCTCCGCTGCCGGTCGGATCCACTTTCACCGCGCGCTTGTTCTGCCGCACGTCGTTGATGAGCTGGTTGGTGTACTGGTTCAGCTCGTCGAACACGAGGCAGGGGCGTTTCTGCGCTTCGCGGAGTTTCTTTTCGCTCTCGTCCCACGGGTCGCCGGACACGTACCGCATGTCGGTGTCCCCTTCCTCGCGGATCTCTTTCCAGTAGCGAAGAGCGTATTCGAAGTTCTCGCGGATCTCCTTGAGAAGGGCTTCGTCTTGGCGGCCTACCTTGGACATGTTTTCTTCAATTTATGAATGCCGACACGGACGGGGAAGCGATGCGGCACTGGCGGCAACACCGGGCGATAGGAGTGTCCCCACCATTCCGTCAGTTCCCAAAATGTTCCGTCCTCCTCAAAGGGCCACATTGCTTACCCGATCATTCCGCTGTTCATCGGCGAGTTCTCTTTCGGATCGCCGGACAGCGCGGGCAGACGTCTTTCCCGGCGGCGGTAACCCACCCGGCCCTTCGCGCCTCCGCGGTGGCCGTCGTGCAGTCCACCGCCAGGAAACGTTTCTCGCGCGTACACTTGTCGCACACCACGGTCAGCACTCCCCGCGCTTCAAGGGATGGCTACTAGTGGGCTCATTCGAGCGTGTTGCCTCCGGTTGGCGGCGCGGCCGCCGCCGGCGCCCGCGTGCCCTTGATGCCCAGGTGCTTCACGATGTGGGCCACCAATGCCGGCCCTTCGCTCGCGCCGAAGATGTGCTCTTCGGCTGAATGGCTTGGACCCGGACCGGCATTGTAGTTGAAGACGTGATTGACTGAGTGTCCGCCGTTCTTGCCCGGCGTGATTTCGAGGCGCCGCAACGTCTTCGCACCCATCCCTTTCGGACCCGCGGATTCCGTCTTCTCGCGGAAGTTATAGCCGTGCCCCATTTACGCTTCCCCCAGCCGCTTCCACGCAACCGCCAGAAAGCCTGCTACGCGCTTCCAGAGGCGCTCCAGCTTGCCCAGCTCGATAACCGCCGTGCCCTCCAGGTTGGCCGCCTGGGTCTCCAGCACGTTCTCCAGCCTGGCTAACGCGGCTTTCTCTTCGGCCCCGAAGAGTTTCGCCGCCGTTTCCACATCGCCGGCGAGCTCCCCGATCGGCTGCAGTACTTCCTGCACAGCCGCTTCCACCGCCGCGGCAAAGACGATTTCGTACTTGCGCTCGAAAACGTCTTTCGGATTCAGGTTGGCGTAACCGTCTGCCTGGATCACGAAGTAATCGCCCACCGCGGGCGTCATGCGCGCCATCATGCCCGCATGCGCCAGCACCTTGCGGCCGTCCTCCAGCAGCAGAAGCCTGGCGCCGCTCTGCCGCATGCGTCCCACCCGCTCGATCCGGCTGGCTGTGACTTCTATCGGTCTCGCTTTGTATTTCACGCGGTACCAGTTCATTTGCGCTCTCCTTTTTTCCCTAAAATGCGGTTGGCCTTGGCGTCTATCTCCGCCTTCTCGGCCGAGCTGATGTTCCCCACGTGCTTCGCGTGCGATGAGCCGCTCTTCGCCAGGCGCGCGTGTTTCTTGTCCGGCATCGGGTAGCCCCGGCTCTCCGGCAGTCCGAAGGCCGAGTTGGCCAGCTTCCTGCGCTTCGCCGCCGTTAGATCCCCCGTGGGCTTCGCTGTCGCCGCCTTGGGCGCGGCCTTCTTCTTCGCCGGTTTTGACCGGGTATCGCCGCCCTTGCGGAAATCGTACGAGTAGCCTTCGGTGTTCTTATTCATTTGCATTCACTAAGACCAGGCCGTCGCCTGCCGGCGATACGGTTCCTTTGCCGGCGGTTTCGACTTCGGAGCCTTGGCCCCGATCGCTACCTGCCGGAATGCGTCCGCCGCGTGACTCGCTTCGTCGTGCAGCGGTTCTCTCGTGGGCGCGCCGAGCGTCTGAATCTCCCCGTAGCGGTACCGCCGCAAATGCTGCAGCCCTTCGGCGCACTTTTCCGCCTCGAACCAGCAGTTGGGAAAGATGGTCCGCGCCGCGTTGATCCCGTCGCCAATCGATAGACGCGGGAGGACCGTGACTTTACGCCCGGCCTCCCGCATCAGCTCTTCCACCGACCGCCCCGTGCCCAACGAGTGAGCCTTGGCGTCGTGCGGGAGAAAGTCCGTCCCGTATACGTAGGGCCGCTCCTGCAGCCGTCTCAAATAGTGGTTGAGGTTCTGCCGCGAGCCGTCCTCATAGTCGATCAGCCTGAATTCGAACGGATAAATCTGCACGAACCAGATGCTGGTCATGTCGCCCCAGCCCAGGTCCCAGAACGTGTGGACCGGCTTGGTCGGGTCGTATGGCACCCTGGTGATGCGCCCCCCGACATCCGCCGCCCGCATCTCCTGGGCGTAGATAGCGCCTTCCAAGACCGACTTGGTGGCGCCCCCGTAAATTACGTCGTAAGTGGCCGGGTCCGTCGCTTTCATGTGCTCGATGCGCGTCCGCGACGTCTGCGACAGCCACAGGTTGTCCTGGTAGCTCGTCTTCACCACCACCGCGCCTGGCGGAGGGTTTATGACCCAGCGCTTGTAGGTCTCGTCTTCCGGCAGCTCCGGATTGAAGCTGACCCAGACTTCCGAGCCTTCCTTGCGAATCGTGGGAATGACCACTTCCCAGGAGTTCTTGCTTACGTTGGCCGCTTCTTCGATCCACACCCCGTCCAGGGCCTCGTAAGACTTGATCTCCGCCACGTTGTGCTTTAAACCCGCGAAGACGAACTCGCTCGGCGCCGGCCGCTCCAGCTTGCGGCCGTACATGCCGGTCGCATGTTCCACCGTCCCGACGATGCGAGCCTTCTCGACGCGATAGAAATCCTGCAGGCCCAGGTTGGCAATCTGCAGCGCCAGGAGGTGGTGAACCGACTCGGCGATGGATTTCTGCGTCTCTCGCGCGCAAAGCCAGCGCAGCCGGTTTTGCGCACCCATGATTGTGAGCGCGCGCGACATCGACCAGGACTTAATGCCGTCGCGGCCGCCATAGAGCACCTTGTAAGGCGCCGGCTCGAAAAGAAAGCGCACCTTTTCGGGGAACTCGGCAATCATGGAATGGCGGGAGGAGGAGTACGGAATACCAGCTCCAGCTTCGCCTGGATCGGGCCTCCATTCGCTCCCGTCACTTCCGTGGACTGCTTGTACTTCTCCGGCTTAGCCCCGCGCAAGAGAAACTGCATCAATCCGCCGTCGAAGCGCCGCACGCGGCCGCATTCCTCGCCCTGGTAAAACACCGGCTCTTCCCACCCCACCGTGGCGCGTTGCACCGCCATGCTCTCCAGGTAGTCGCCGGCGACCACCCCCGCGCGTTTGAACGCTTCGGCGTACTTCGGGTACTTCTCCAGCCAGCGGTAGTGCTGTCTCGGCCCGATGCCGGCCGCCGCCGCCGATCGGGTGATGTTGCAGGTGCGACGATAGGCCGCCAGGAAGGCGCGCGCCCGCGCCACCACGCTCGATCTCGGCTTCAGTCCCTATCTCCGTACCGGGCCCGTCAGCATCGCTGCTCGCCCGCCCACATGGCCAGCGCGGTGCGGTTCTCCACCCCAAGCTTCCGGAAGATGAGCCACAGGTACTGTTTCACGGTTCCTTCGGTCAGGTGCAGAGAGGCCGCGATCTCCTTGTTTGCCTTCGCTTCCCGCACCAGCGTGACTACCTGCTTTTGTCGTGGGCTCAGGTTCCGGTTCGGCGGCTGCCCCCCGCGGGCCTTCGGTTTTCGGCAGCTCGCGCAAATCAGTTGGTTGCCGGCCGCGGCGAAATCCTTTCCGCATCGCGGACAGTTCCGCCTCGTGCCGTAAAAGGGGTAAACCCCGGTGGACCTCGGCGCACCGTTCATTAGTCCTGGCAAGCTCCCCTCCTCATCCGCAGCATGCAAATCCGCTCGGCCACGTACTCCCGCCCCATCCATTCCTTCAGCTCGGCGAACTGCCTCTCGAGCCGGCCTTCCTGCCGCACGTTGGCCGCCGTCCACACCGCGTTGGCCAGCAATCCGATGCCGGCTACCACACCAGGAATCCATTGCGGGCTCATCGCAGCCCCGCCGCGCCCCAACCCGGGAAAAAGTCAGTCTCCCTCCGGCCCAGCAGGCCCGTGCCCCCTGGCGGAGCCTCCGCCACGTTTTCCATCACTCCGGCGAAGTACTCGCTGACAGGGTAGAGAGCGTACGGCTGCAGCTCGGCGAATGTCCGGCCCAGCAGTTGTTCGATCCGGTAAACCTCATGGAAGAAAGTGCCGCGGTCGATCTTCAATTGCCGGCAACAGAGGCGCCAGTCGGCGCCCAGCAGAAAATGATACCGGAAAAGCGCGTACTCCGCTTCCGTCAAAGCCCGCCGGCTCACCAGGCAAAAATCGGCCGCGTATTCTTCCTTTTTCCGGGAATAATAACGGCGCCCGGTCTTCCCGCCCAGGCGATCCCAGGAAACCGTGCCCGTGTGCGCGCCCAACTCCACGCACTCCCGGAAACGGTTGTAGCAAGCCCGGAAAATGCCGCGGAAGACGCAAGCGCACGGCACTTCCCGCGTCTCGCGGATCAGCCGCGTGCCCGCTCCCCGGCAATGGACGCAGGTGGCCCGCGCCAGACCGATGGCGGTGGCACGAGTCCAATGCACTCCCTCGTCGCTGTCAGCCTTCATCGCAGGCGCCCCCATTCACTCTCCCCAATACAACCAGATGCCCGCCCCGATCAGCGTCAGAGCCACTACCACCTTGAGCGGCTCGCCGTGCGCGATCGCTTCCCAGCGCACCGTTTGCAGCAGCACGAACCCCGCCGCGCCCCCGGCGAGCGTGCTTGCCGTGTCTCTGTTCATGCCGCCTCCGGCGCCCGAAATACCTGCCGGCGCCAGCGCAGGGTGGCCCCGCACTCGGCTACCGCGCTGCGAAAAATAGGAGCGGTGTCCACGGCGAGATGCTTTAGCGTCCACACCTTCGCCGGATTGTCCGCCGTTTCGCTGTCGAAGGAGTAGCGCGCCGGGTTCCCCTGTCTCTCCCGCTTCTTCGAATCGTCGCCGGCTTCCGCCAATTGGATCTCCACGACGGCATGGTCCTTGCGCCGCCGTATCAGCCTTGCGTTCGGCGCCTTCGCCAGCCACTTCACTCGCGCCGCATCGGCCAGCTCGATGCAATACGGACCGCAAAACACCGGGACGCGCTCGGACATGGTTCTCCTGTGTGTGTTACGAGACCGGGGTAGTTTTGAGCCCGCTCCGCCAGGCTGCGCCGCTGCTATGCGGCTTTGCTCCGCGCCTGACGCTCCGGCCAGACAGGCTCGCCTATCGCGCGCGGGCCGTCCCGCGTTTCGCGAATAAAGGTCGCGCGCTCTCCCGCCGGGATCGCGTGCTCCACGTCCGCGAGCGTGGGCCGGCAGTGCTCAATCACCCACTGGATGCCGAGCCTCTTGTAGAGCCGCGTGACACGAATCAGGCTGCGGCTCTTGCGCCGCGCCGTCAACGGCAGATCGTACAGGTAACCCGTGGCCACGATCTCCTGGTCCGCCGGCAAGTTTTCAAGCCAGCTCTGAATGGCCGCGCCCAGCGCCAGGAACCGCGCCATGTGCGGATTGACGTTCGGCTGCCATGACTTCACGAGCTTGCGCACCTCGGCGTACTCGTCCACCAATGCGCGTTGCTCGTCGGTTAGTTCCGGAACGATCAAGCGATCCTCCTGTGATCTCGGCCGCGCCACTGCTGGTGGAAGTGTTTGCCCAACGAAGGCGCGGCGGCGAAGGCTTCGTACTCCGTCGGCTCGACGCCGGGGAACTCGTGGATTCGGCCGCCGCGGAATTCGATCCGCGCGGTTTTGCTCTCGGCGTCGTAACCGTGTTGCGCGATCGCGCTGGAATTCGGGGACGGAGTCAAGAGGGAAGGAATCATCCTTTCTTAAGAATGCGCGTCGATTTCAGAGAAAAAAATCCGTATTTAGTACGATATAAGACAGGTACTTTAGGTGCTCACCAAAATGCGGGGAGAGTGAGGCAATTTCGCGTGGACCCGCGCGCCCCGGTGGCTCTGACACAGCTCTCGGCGCGCGAGTGCGACGTGCTGATCGGCGTTTCGCAGGGCAGGCCAAACAAAGAGATCGCGGCTCAACTCGGCATCACCGAACACACCGTGAAAGCCCATGTAGGCCGCTTTCTGGAGCGCCTGGGCATGGGCAACCGCGTCGATCTGGCACGGTGGGCGATCCTCAATCCCGGCGTGCTCGCCGGCATCGCCGTGTCGAGCGTCTCCCACGCCGCCGGCTGCCCGTGCGATCACCCGTATTGCGCCACCATGCGGCAACTGCGCCAGGACGCCGCGTAAGTTCGCGTCCATCGTTCCGCGCGCTTTCCAGTGTGCAATTTTGACCAGTTT